GCTTGTTGCGCGGGCGCTTGGCCGCCTTGCGCTTCGGACGAGGTCGCGCGGTACCGGTCCCACCGGCCGCGCGCGCGCGCGGATCCGGCGCTCGTGGGGGCTGCGAACGATGCGCGGTTGCCGCTGCGCTCGCGGCAACGATCTAGCGAACGGACCCGGACGGCGTCACCGCGGATCACCGCGTCGATGTCGGTGGTCATCCGCTGCACGCCGTGCGCGATCACCGCGATGCCGCCGATCACCATCCAGGGTGCATCGAGCTCGGACAGCGCGTGTTGCAACGCCGCGAGCGCATCCTCGATCCGCGACAGGTCACGTGCGCGTTTGGCGGGCATGGTGCTGGATGCGAGCCCAGCGGCGCCGGACCTCGGCGACAGCTTGCTCGCTGACAGGATCGCGCGGGCCGGGCCACCGGCCCATGGCTTCGAGCGCAGAGAGCGCGGAGAGCGAATGGGCCACCGCACGGGCGGGGCGCGGTCCCTCGGCCGCTTGCAGTGCGCGTTGCAATCGCCCGGCTGCGCGTTGCCCCGCTAGCCAGCGCTGGATCGAGCGTTTCTGCGCACGCATGAGCGCAGCGCAGCGGCGAGATATGCTATGATATCAAACGCTTGCGCTGGGCTCCGGATTCGATCCGCCTCACCAACCCGCTCTCCCGCCGCTCTCCCGGAGAACCCGCGGGCGGGAGACCGGGCGGACCTTGCTCCGCGTGTTCGGGATCGACCGCTGGTTAACAGCTCCGTGAGCAGACCTCATTTCCATGGATCTTGCCGAGAGTATGGCACTTCTTTGAGCGCACGCCCATCACCTTGGCCAGAGAAACACGACATGTGGGGGCGGGCAGGTTGGCAGCTGCTGCGCATCGGCGGGTTGTCCCCCCGATGCCGATCTCCGGAGAACGGGATCGGGAGAGCGCTGAGAGCCGGAGGACCCCCCGGGCCAAGGCGGACCGGGTCCGGCGGTCATGGCGAGGCCCCGGCGTGCGATCGCTGCCGCCGACTGCGGCGGGTCGGCCTCTGAGCCACTGTCGAGCTCGGCACTTGTGCGGGCCAGGGGGCTGCGGGCCGCACCGGGCCGGGCAGCGGTGGATCGGCGGCGAGTTGGTGGTCGGGGTCGCCAGCGCAGCAGTCCTCGCCGAGCTCGCGCACGACCAGCTTGGTGACGCCGCCGAGGCCGGGCCCCACCGAGGTTCGCTGCGCCGCCGGCGCCGTTGCCCAACTGGTCGCGCCGTTGCCCGGCTCGGGCACGGACCTCGACCGGCTGGTTCGCCGTCACGCCGCTCTCCCGGAGAACCGACCGAAAGAACGCGCCCGGCGGCGGGACGGCGATCGCGGCGGCGGCACGGCCGGACGGTGGCGGACGCTGCTGCGCCGCCGTCCAGCCCGTCGTCTGCCGTCCTGCCCGCGGAGCGTGAAGTGGTTGCGGCATCCTCGTTGTGCGCGCTCGACGAGGCATCATTCAATGTGCCAAGAGTGACTTAGATTGAAACTATGAGACTACGGCCAATCGCAGCACAGCAATGTCCCCTGCGTAATTAAAGTCGATAAACGACGGATCAACCTCTTCAATTACCAGAGAGCCAGGATCTGCACGCCACCATGTGCCATCTTGGTAAAATATGACCGTCGTATGTGTGTCGCCGCTATTGGCGATGCCGTTAGAAATCAGAAAGCCTTCTCGTGCTTCAGGGGTGGTCATTAACCAGTGTTCCAGATCCATTTTAGGAATAGTAAGTCGAACGCACTCAACAGATGCCCTCAGGTCACGGAGTGCAGACGCGAGTGCTGCGAACCCAGACGCCTCGCGCGTCTTTTTCATGGCGCTGTATAGCTCGATCTGCGTCGGACTAGTCCAGCCCCGATATGAGATGAGACTGCTCGCGGCGGCAGGTATGCATGCATCGCGTGTGAACTGACGTTCGATAGGAAATGGTGGTTTCGCCTTGTCCATAGCGTTATGCAGGTTACCTCATCTGTGAAGACCTGGAATTTTATTGAAGATCCTCTACGTTGTGAGGTCGGCGAGGGGTTCGTGCCCGGCGGGCGCCGCGCGGTCGACGCGCGGCGGCAGTTGGGTTCAGGCAGCGCTCGTGGTCGACGTCGCCGCCCTGGTCGAGGTCCTCGCGGCGGTCGGGGCGCTGCGGCGATCGACACCGATGTTCGCCGCTGCGGCGACCTGGCGTTCGCCTGCCGCCGCCCACACGGCTGCGCGGTAGCGATCGGCTGCGCATCGCTACGCATCCGAGGCCAAGCCGAGGTCATGCAGCTTCTTGAGAAGTGTCTTCTTGACCTTTCCACCAGGAGCGATCAGCGACCGGGCACGGTCGCCCTCGCCTGGGCACGCACGGCTGTGTTCACCTTGGCAGCCGTAGTAGTCCGACAACGAAAGGATCGTATCCGAGAAGCTCACGCCGATCTCGGCGCGATCTTCGGAGGTCGAAGTGCTGTTCTGGATGACGCGTAGGACTTCCAGATGCCGGCTCTCGACACCCTGGAATAGACAGATGCCACCGCGGTTCCAGAAGACTTGAGCCCACCCTTCGTGCATGAGGACGATCCATACAATGATGTTGCTGTGCTCCGGATATCTAAGAGGCAAGTAACCTGCTGCCCTGGCCAGCTCATCTATCGAGACCGCTACGCGCTTGTCGCCATTGCAGAGGTAAGGTGAGGGCAGATCTCGATGGTTCGGCTCAAGCCGGACAGGAGTCAGATCCCACCAACCGTCTGCGGTTGGCGTGATCACTCGGCCGAGCAGGTCACCTACGCCCGAAGAGATCTCGCTGCTGTGGAGTCGATACATCTTGCTAGTCCTTCGCGATCGCGGCTGTAGATCGCCGATAGTGCACTTGGGCCAGCGCGGTCCAGTGGTTTCGATTGGTCACCCGTTCTTCCATGCGAAGACCAGGGTAGCGCCCGGGGCTGACGCTGAGAGCGACCTGACCGCCACCGGGGATCACTTCGGATGAGGTCGATCGGGAAGACCGGAAACACCATGGGTTTCGCTGAGATGCTGAACGGGGTGAACATAGCGCCATTCCGCGGCGCGACCTGTCGGCCGGCATCGCACCCGTGCCGGCCGCCGTTCGATCGCAGGTAGCGCCGCCGACACGCAGCGAGGCCCGCTCGCGGCGGCTGCCGGGGCAGGTCCGGCGCTTGTGTTTGCGGCCGTCGATGCGGATCGTTGCGGTCCCACGGCCATCGGCGTCGGCCCGGGGCGAGCTCGGCACGCTGGGCCGCAGCGCTGAGCGCAGCCGAAGCGTCGTCGCCGGAACGGCGTCGAAGCTGCCGGGATCGGCCGGACCGTGCGGGCGGGGGCGGCGTCGAGCTTGCCTTCGTCGCACCGCGCTCCTACGGTGGCGTCGCGGATGATCCCGAACCCGCACGACTTGGTCTTCAAGGCCGTGTTCGGCCAGCCCGAGCATGCCCGCGGCGCGCTGCGCGCCATCGTGCCGGCGGCGCTGGCCGAGGCGCTGGACTGGTCGACGCTTACGCTCCAGCCCGGTAGCTTCGTCGACCCCGCCCTCCGTCACCAGCACACGGACCTCCTGTACGCCGCGACATGGCGCGATGGCGGCGAGACACTCATGTACCTGCTGTTCGAGCACCAGTCCGGAACCCCGACCGAGGGCCGGATGGCCGAGCGCATGCTCAACTATCAGGTGCGGATCTGGGGCCGCTGGCGCGCGGATCACCCGAAGGCCAAGACGCTGCCAATGATCCTGCCGATCGTGATGTATCACGGCGCGTCGCCGTGGTCGGAGCCTCGGTCGTTCGACGCGCTGCTCGACGTGCCTGCCCCGCTGCAGCTCGCGTTGGAACCGTACCTGGTTCGGTTCACCTACCTGCTTCATGACCTCTCGGAGATCTCCGACGACGAGCTGCGCGATGGCGCGATGCGAACCGCGCTCGCCAAGCTGGTTGTGATGTGCTTGAAGTACGCGCGGACGCGCGCGGACTTCGTTCGGATCCTCGGCCGCTGGATGGACGTCGCGCGCGAAGTGGCCCGGGCTCCGCACGGGTTGGAGGCGCTGGCGCAGGTGATGTGCTATGTTCTGGAGGTCAACGAGTACGTCGAATCCGAGGAGCTGCAAGAACTTTTGGAACGCGAGATCGGACCTGAAGCCAAGGACGCCATCATGACCGCCGGACAGCGACTGATCGAACAAGGCCGCCAGCAGGGCATCGAGCAGGGCCGCCAGCGCGTTCAGGAGCTGCTGCTGCGCCTCCTACGGCAGCGTTTTGGCAAGGAGGTGGATGCCGGCGTCGAGCAACGCATCGCAGCGGCCTCCTTCGAGCAGATCGAGACGTGGTCCGCGCGTGAACTGTCGGCTGCCACCCTCGCCGAGGTACTGACGGACTGAATGGGCTGGCCGGCGTCGGCCCGCCGAAGCCCCATCCGCCGTCCGCCCACGGCCACCGCCTCCGGATCCCTCCCGGCATGTGTTCAGGGTGTGGCTCTCGTGTGATGCGTCGACGGGGTAACGCATCGATCCTGCAAGGGGGCGGGCCGGTCGGCGTGGTGTTCGACGGCGCGAACGGTTGCAGCAAGGTGGTCGACATCGGGCGATTACGCGATCTGCGAGCTTGACGACCGCCGGGTAGCTTCACCGAGGCGAACCGCGCGTGGGTCACCCGACACGAGGTGAGCTCGTTCGCGGCGATCGAGATGGCCACCTTGCGCATCCTCGCGCGCAACGCCGGCAACCCGCACCAGGCCGGCCGCCCGTCTGGGCCTCCCTGTCTCCCTGGGCGACTGGTTCCGACTCCGCGGCCTCGCGAGTAGCGAGGCCGCGGCCGCGGTCGCCGCTACGCCTCCGAAGCTGGTGCCGGGCCTGCGGGCGGCGCCTCCTTCTTCGGCCGCTGCTTGTACTCGCCCAGGTGGGCGATCAGCTCGTGGCTGTAGCCGACCAGTGCGTCGACCCGCTCCGCGCAGTCCGTGACCAGGGTGTAGGCCCGGTTGAAGTGTTGGCGTTCCTCGCGGCCCGACGGGAACGGCAGCTGGATGACCGCCTCGGCGGCGGCATTGGAGAAGGCATCGAGGTCGATGATCAGCAGGTGGAGGTTCTCCAGGGCCTCACAAGGATCAAAGTTGTCCACATGAACGTCGTTGGATACGCTGTCCGGGGGGTGGCGATGTTCACTCATCGTCGCTCCAAGGCGCGTCGGCGGGTTGCACCCCGCCGGCGTGCCGCTTCATTGTCATGCGCCAAGGGCTGGCGCCGCCTGCTCCGTAGATGGAGCGGCATGATGAAGCACTGGGACGGGAGGCGAAGTCAACGGGAATCTGCCTGAGATTGGCGGTTCGCTCCACGCAGGGTGTTGTCGAATGTCGCGCATAGAGGTTGGCTTTGCATGCGATTTTTGCGTCCATGGATAAGCCTCGACGATGTTTCTTCGTCGCACGCTCATCACGTTGATCTCGTGAGCACGAGAATCCGCATGACCACTGATATCACTGATATGTCTGTCCGCAGCGACACAATCTCCCATGGCGTCTTTCAGCTACGCGAGTGGGGAACCGAGCGGCGCCACGCGCTTCCCAGCCATGCGCTCCGGTGCCGGCTCGGCTCTGGCGACGGCTGCGCCGTGCACCTGGACGACGCGCGCGTCCTGCCCCTTCATGCTCAGCTGACCCGCGAACGCCAGCGCTGGCTCATCCGCGCGCTCGGTGACGCAGCCGCGCTTTGGCGCGACGGGGCGCGAAGCGACGCATTCTCGTTGGAGCCCGGGGTCGAGATCGGCGTGGGAAAGACGACGCTGATCGCCGAGGATGCGCGATGGACGGCGCTCCGGGCGTTCTGTGCCCGGCTGCTCGGGTGGGACCGTGAGCGCCGGGTGGTGGTCGACCGCGCGCTTCGCTCGATCCGGATGAGCCTGACGCAGCGAGCACCGCTCGTGCTGCGCGGTGACGGCGACATGGTGCCGATCGCCCATGCGCTGCATCGCCGCGTGCTCGGTCCCGATCGGCCGTTCGTCGTCTGCGACCCACGCCGGCACGATCAAGCAGCAACGGTCCGCTCGCCGAGGAGCTGCGGAACTGTCGCGGCCGCACTGAAGGCAGCGGCCGGCGGCTCGGTCTGCGTACGATTGAAGCGCCTGCCGCGAGGCTTCCCCGCGCTGCTCGCCAGGGTCAGCGAGCCGGGTGCTGGCGTCCAGCTCATCCTCTGCGAGGGTCGGGTGAGCACGACCTTCCTGTTCTCGACGCCGATGGATGTGCCGCCGCTCGCGACACGGACGCAGGATCTGCCGCGGATCATCGACGAGTATGCGCTGGACGCCCTCGACGCATTGGGCGCGCCGGTCGCGAGCTTCCAGCGGGAGGACCACCGCTGGATCCTGGAGCACGCATCGACCTCGCTCTTCGACATCGAGAAGGCGACCTTGCGGCGGGTCGCGCTCCGGTCGTCGGCCAACATGACGCGGGCCGCCGCGCGGCTCGGGATGGCGCCGGTGTCTTTGTTCCGGTGGCTCGGGCGCCGCGAGTGAGGCGGGACGTCGCAGCGTCAAGGCGAAGGCTGGGAAGGCGCAGCGGCCGCGGCGAGCGGCTCGGAAGGCGTTACGGCCTTGAACAGCACAGCGCCATCCAATGACCGGAGGTCGTAGATCTCGAAAGATTTCGGGTCTCCGGGGTACGTGGCTCCGAACGATCGAACCCAGTGCAGGCCTCTCAGCCAGGGTGCCCTTCGAGCAGCGGCGCTCCCGAAGCTCCAGTATGTGACCTCACCAAGTGGACCCGGCGAGCTCAGCGCCAGTGCGCCTTCGAGCGTGTACGCGGGCGCTGCTGCTAAAGAATGCGCAACGACCCCGAGCTCTCGCCTGAGATCCCGGGCCCGTGCAGTCCCCGCATACGCAAGAAATGCATAGACTCGATAGTGGTCGCCGAGCGAAGCTGCAAGGTGCTCGCCGAGTGTCGGCGCACCAACGACGTATTCACGCGCAAGATGACCTAGATGCGCCCAGAGCGTGGCTCGAAGCCCCGGCTCGGTGGCAAGTACGCCCTCGACCATCTGAGCCATTCCGCGATCTCTCGCTCTCGTTTCATTCCAGAATCCTGGAGACTCAAGGTAATTCAGCCGCAGCAGCAGCGACCGCGCGGACAGCGCTTGCCGGTTCGCCTCCGATGCAAGCCCGCCGGGGCCCAGCGCACCGGCGAGCTTCTCAAGCACCTGGCGCGTGGATCGGCGCTCGTCCTGAGTGAAATCACGCCATGCTGCGCCCTTGCGGTCCCGCAGGCGGGACAGCAAGCTCGAATCCTGTGGCGAAAGACCGGCTGCCGCTGCGAGCAGGTCATCGAGAGCGCCACTGGTCGACTGCATGTCGATGCCCACGATACTGACCTGTCGATCAGGTGCGGCAGTTCGATTGTGATCCCGGAGCGCCTCAAGCGCCTTACGAAATTTCTGTGTGTTCCAGATCCAGTAGCCAAGACGACCGATGGCAACGTCGACATCGACCGCTGCGCCATGGACGTATGCGTCGAGCGGAAGCACCTCGCCGTAGCCGGCTTCAACCATGACGACTGTGAACTTCCACTGACGCGCGAGCTCGATCGACAGCAGCGCTCGCTCCTGCGTAAACTCTTGAGAGCCGTGGTTCGACTCGGCCAGCCCGAGCACGCGCACCGAACTCGGCAGGCCGGCCACGAAACCGGCCTGCGACTCGGGGGCCAGGTTGAGCGGCTTGGAGGGCGGCGTCTCGGCATACTTCCTTGTCACCGTGTGAACATGCAGCGGCTCGGGCGCTGGGACCATTGTCAAGATGGTGCGCTCGACGAACTCGGGGGGGAGCGAGACGAAGTACTCCGCCGGCGGCAAGCACGCCTCGAACCGGCGCTCTGCATCAATGGGAGCCCCATAGGTATCGCCGACGTCTTTACCAAGCCGACCGATGCGCAGGAGATCGAGCCTCGGAGGCAATGGGCCATCGACTTCGATCTCCCCACGTAGCGGTGTGCATGCATGATCAAGCCGGACTTCGAGCTCGACGGGGCCGACCTCTACCTTGGGAAGGAAGGCCGATCCGTTCGCGGTCGTCACGGTCAGCGCGACCTGAGGTACGGGTGCCTCCAGTGCGAAGCGGCCCTGCGAGCTCACGCGCGTCGTGGCAATCTCATTGGTTGTCTTCGGATCCGTGACGATCACGACGCCGTCGGCTGCCGGTGAGCCGTTCGCCAGGCGGACCACACCAGACAGCCGGCGTGCCGGTGGCGGCACCGCCGCCTCGGGCACACGGCAACTGGAGAGAGCAGCGAGACTCCCTAACGCAATGGTTGCTGTTCGGTTCATCTGACTACCCCCTCACCTTACCATGGCAGGATCATGCGATCCAGTCAGCGGCACGTCAGCAGCAGTCGGTCTCGTCTCGGCTGTTCTGGGTGCAGACATCTCCAGGGTCTGAAGGCTTGAGAATGCCTCCGGCGACCTCGGTGAGTTTCAGGCTGGACAGGATCCGGATCGTCTCCATCTGAAGCAGCAGTGGTTTATTGCTACGATTTCGATTCATCTTTTTCATGATTCATAACTCCGATCCAAATTGCTGAAGTCCAAGTTCGAGACGTAATATGCGTCCGCCAGGGGCGCAAAATAGCAGTGTATGGTCATCCTCGAACGCAGCACATCCGATGATGTCACGTTCGAAGCGTTTTGCCGTGACACGATGCCGATCATCGACAATAAACAATTCCCCATCGTCGCTGCCTGCAGCGAGATACCCTGGAGATGGAGTTTTTGCGAAGGCTGTGAGTGACGTTCCCAGTGAGATGCGATGTTCGATGCCTGTGCTGAGCGAGACGTCCCAGATCGTGCCATCGGTGGTTGCGGCATATATCGAGTCACGCGAGGTCGACATGTAGTGAACAGGTGCACCGAGCTGCCAGGACCGGATGTTCGCGAAATCGGGGCTCACAGTTCGCACGGAGCCGTCGGAGCTCGCTGTGACAAGGCGACCGTCGTCCATCCAGCTGACGGCAGTGACGAGCCCCCCCATGTCTCGCCGCGCTGTACCCGGGCGCCGAGCTCGGCGGGACCGGCACCTTGGATATCGGTCGCACGCTCGCCGACGTCGGCGTTGCGGATGGCCCCCTCGACTACTCCGACTATCCCGACTGGCGAGCGTCGATCGGCTTCACCCAGCGCGGCTGTCGGTTCCACTGTGGCTTCTGCGTCGTCCCGGCCAAGGAGGGCCGGGCCAGGACCCACCACACCATCGCGCAGATCTGGCGCGGCGAGCCGTGGCCGCGCCACCTGCTCCTGCTCGACAACGACTTCTTCGGCGGCGCCCAGTGGCGGGAGCGCATCGCCGAGATCCGAGCCGGCCGGTTCCGCGTGAGCTTCACGCAGGGCATCAACGCCCGCGTGCTCAGCGAGGAGGCCGCGGTCGCGATCGCGAGCGTCGACTACCGCGCTGACGACATGCGCGAGCGGCGGCTCTACACCGCCTGGGACCAGCTCGGTGACGAGCGCGTGCTGTTCCGCGGACTGCGCCGCCTGGTCTCCGCCGGCGTCAAGCCCGACGACATCATGGTCTACATGCTCGTTGGCTACGCGCCCGGCGAGACGCACGAGGATCGCGACTACCGGCGGCGGCAGCTGCGCGCGTTCGGGTGCCGTCCGTACCCGATGCCGTACCGCCGCGATCCCGAGCTCGTCGGATTTCAGCGCTGGGTCGTGGGGGCCTACGACAAGCGGATCCCGTGGGAGCGCTGGCGTGCAGCCCGGTGGTCGCCGCGGCGGCTTGGGGATCGGCGGGTGTCGCTGCCGCTGTTCGGAGGCGATGGGCCATGACCAACGAGCACACCGAGACATCGGTCGACGTGGAGGCCGCGGTGCGCGAGCTCGGCGACCGCATCGCGTTGATCAAGGCGCACATCGTCGGCAGCGAGCGCGCGCAGGTCGCCGAGTCCAACGCGATGCCGTGGACCGACGCCGAGCAGCGCGAGCAGGTGTTCGCCGGCATGGGCGTCATCACGCCGCCGTACGACCCGGAGACCCTGGCGATCTTGTTCGAGAACTCGAGCTCGCTGCGGCAGAACGTCGACGCCTACGTCACCAACATCGACGCCTTCGGCCACCGCTTCGAGCCGGTGATCGACCTCGACGCCAGCGACGCCGACCTCCGGATCACCAATGCGCTGATCGTCGAGCGCCAGAGGAAGAAGGCGGACCCGCGGTTCCGGGACGACCCGGACGTGAGGGCGCTCCCGGACCGGCCGACACCCGAAGAGGTTGCGGCGAAGAAGGCCGAGGTCACCGAGCACATGCGGCTTGAGCGCTCGCGGCTGGAGACCTTCTTCGAGTTCTGCAACGTCGACCTGTCGTTCGTCACGCTGCGCCGGCGAACGCGCCAGGACATCGAGGTGATGGGCAACGGCTACTGGGAGGTCCTGCGCGACGGCACCGGACAGATCGTCCAGTTCGTGTACCTGCCCGGCTTCACCATGCGGCTCCTGCCGCTCGAGCTCGCCCTGGTCGACGTCGACGTGAACCTCAAGATCTCCGAGATCGCGTTCGACACGATGAAGGTGCGGCGCCGATTCCGCCGCTACGTCCAGGTGTTCGAGCAGCAGGTCGTCTACTTCAAGGAGTTCGGCGACCCGCGGGTGCTGTCGCGCAAGACGGGCCGGTTCTTCGCCTCGCTCGACGAGCTTCTCGCCGGCGACGAGACCGATGGCCCGGCGACCGAGGTCCTGCACTTCAAGCTCCACAACGCGCGCTCGGCCTACGGTACGCCGCGGTGGATCGGGAACCTCCTCGCGGTCCTCGGCTCGCGCCAGGCCGAGGAAGTGAACTTTCTCTACTTCGAGAACAAGTCCGTTCCGCCCCTGGCGCTGCTCGTGTCGGGCGGACGGCTGTCGGCGCAGTCCATTCCGCGCATCGAGAGCTACATCGAGAACCACATCAAGGGGAAGCGGAACTTCCACAAGATCCTGGTACTCGAGGCAGAGCCCGCGGGTGGCTCCAACTTCGACCACACCGGCCGGATGAAGATCGAGCTCCGGCCGCTGACCAACGCGCAGCAGACGGACGCTCTGTTTCAGGGATACGACGAACGCAACCACGACAAGGTCGGGCAGTCGTTCCGACTACCACGCTTACTCCGCGGAGATATTCGAGATTTCAACCGAAGCACGGGCGACTCTGCGCTGAGCTTCGCCGAGATGCAGGTCTTCCAGCCCGAGCGTGAGGAGTTCGACTTCATCGTCAATCGGAAGGTGCTCGCCGACATGGGCATCCGGTTCTGGCGCTTCCGCTCGAACTCGCCGGTGACGCGCGACCCCGCGGCGATGGCCGACATCGTCAAGGGACTGGTGAACGCGAACATCCTGACGCCCGAAGAGGGCCGGATGCTCGCGAGCGACGTGTTCAATCGCGAGTTCAAGAAGATCAGCGCCAGCTGGGTCAAGCAGCCCGTGCCGCTGACCCTGGCTGGCATTCCGCCGGCGCCCGAGCCCGAGAGCACACTCGTCGAGCCCGAGGTTCAGAAGGACGACCGCAGCGACCTCGGCACCGGCGACCTGGCTGCGGGTGGCGGGCAGCTCGCGCCGGCACAGGGCGTGCCTCGCGCACGACGGCGCCGCGGGCAGCCGTTCGATCTCGTTGGCGAGGCGACCCGCCTCATCGCGATCCGCGACGCGCTCCGCACGGCCGAGGCCGGCGCGGCGGCGCGCGACTTCCAGGAGACCAAGCGCGCCGAGCTCGAGCGCGAGGTCGTCCGCGTCCCGGCCGCCGAGCTCGCCAGCTGGTTCCAACAGGAAAGCACCCCATGAGAGAGCGTCCCCACCATCTGCGGCCGTACGTCGACAGCGTTCGCGTCGCCCTCGTCTATCGCGACTTCACCGGCGACGGTGTCTCGCACGTCGGCCTCGGCGTGAGCGCCGCCTACACGGCGAAGACCTTGCGCCATCACGGCATCTGGGCCGAGGTGTGGTCCGTCCCGAGCGCGCAGAAGCTACGCGAGCGCCTGCACCAGATCGGGGCGATCGCCGACCAGCGCGGCGAGGTGCGCCCGACCCACGTCATCCTCGCCGCGCCGTGGATCGCAACCAAGGACCTCGCGGTGATCGCCGCGGAGTTTTCGGAGGTGATGTTCGTGGTGGTCAGCCACTCGAGCGTCGGCTTTCTCGCCGCCGACGCAGAGGCGGTACGCCTCCTGCGCCAGACGGCGGATCTGCAGCTCGCGACCCACAACGTGTTCGTTGGCGGGAACTCGGCCAAGTTCACGGACTGGGCGACCGAGGCGTGGGGCGTCCACGCGGTGTGTCTGCCGAACCTCTACTGCCTGTCGGAGACGTTCCCGCAGCATGACCGGCGCTGGACCGGCGGGTCGCTCCGACTCGGGCTGTTCGGCGCCAACCGGCCCTTGAAGAACTTCCTGTCCGGCGCCGCGGCGGCCGTCGAGATGGCGCGCCGGCTTCATGTCCCCATCGAGCTGCTGCTGTCGAGCGGACGCAACGAGGGCGGCGATGCCCGGGCGCTCGACGAGATGACCGAGAACATCGCGAACCTGCGCGTGACGCGCGCGGGCTGGTTACCGTGGCCCAACTTCCGGCGCCTGTTGCGCACGGTCGACCTGGTGTTCCAGGTCAGCTACACGGAGACCTTCAACGTGGTCTCGGCGGACGCCATCGCCGAGGGCGTCCCGGTCGTCGTCAGCGACGCGATCGACTGGCTGCCCCGGTGGTGGCAGGCCCGCGCCGATGAGCCGCTCGACGTGGCGCGGGTCGCCGAGCGCCTGCTGCGCGATCCGGACGCGCCGCGCCACGGCCGCGCTGCGCTTCAGGCGTACGTGGAGTGCGGCGTCGTGCGCTGGTGGAGGTTCCTCTGCCCGCAGCTCTTCGCCATGGCGCGCACGGACGCGCCGACGCGAACCGCGATGGACCCGGGGTGATGGGGCACGGGTTGTACAGCGCAGCGGCGGATGCCGCCGACGAGCTCTTGCGTGACGTGTACCGGCTCGACGTCGCCAAGGCGCTCGATCCGCTCGACGCGCGAGACTTCCTGGTCATCGTCGAGCGCCTGGCGCGCTCGCTGACCGGCGTGTCCCGCGAGGCAGAGGCGGCGGCGCTGCGCAAGGCGCTCGCCACCCTCGATGTCGACTGGCCACGCCTCAGCCCGGCCGCGCGCGACCGGGTCGTCCGCGCAGCCCGCGAGGCGATCGGCGGGGTGGCTGCCCAGGTCCTGCCGCGCGTCGATCAGGTCTTCGAGGTCGAGGCCAAGAACGTGGTCGCGCGGACCCGGGCCACCACCGTGCGACGGTTCGGTCTTCACATCGGCGCCAGCACGACCCAGACCGATGCGCGGATCGCGACGTTCGTGCGGACGAGCGAGTTCAACTTCATCCGCGACCAGTACGGCCGCCGGCAGGACGAGCTCGGCCAGCGAGCCCGCGACATCGTGGCCGCCGGGCTCGAGCAGGGGCTCGGTCGGGACGACATCGCCGCCGACCTCGCCGCGCAGCTCGCGCCGGTCGTCAGCCGCGGCAAGCCGTACTGGGAGACGGTGGCGATGAGCTTTGCCAACCGCGGCCGGACGTACACGCAGCTGGCTGCATTCGACGAGGCCGACATCGAGCGCTTTCGCTTCGACGCGGTGCTCGACCAGGTGACCAGCCAGGCTTGCCGGTTCATGCACGGGCGGGAGTTCAGCGTGAAGCGGGCGCGGCAGCGCTTCGACGAGGTCGAGCAGGCGCCCGACCCCGAGACGATCACCGAGCTGCAGCCGTGGATGCAGCTCGGCTCTGATAGCGATGGCAACCAGGTCCTGTTCTACAAGCGCGGCGGCCGCCGGCGCTTCGTGGCGCGGGTCGAGGAGTCGGCGGCGGGCCGGGCCGACCAGGTCGGGCGGTACTCGCGCGCGCTCAGCAATGAGGAGCTCGAGGCCGCCGGCGTCACGGTGCCGCCGCTGCATGGTCGCTGCCGCTCGAGCATCGTGGTGGAGGACTGACCGATGTCCAAGGCGTTCCTGGACGTCGCCGATCCGGGCCAACTCGAGCGCGCCGTGCTCGGCATCGAGCACGCGGTGGGGCACAGCTTCGAGGCCGACGGCGTGCGCATGACGGCCACGGAGGTCCGGCGCAGGTTCGGGATCTGCGAGCGGCTGTTCCGCCAGCTCCGCGGCGACCTCGGCTGGGGCCTCCATCGCGTGCTCGACCACCTACCTCACTACCTTCGCTGCGAGCTCGACGGCCAGGCCTGGGAGCCCGACCGGCGAACCATCTGGATGCCCGACGACGGGCCCTAGCCACGAGGAGACCGACATGGCGACGATGAACAAGCTGGATGAGATCTCGACCGCGATCGAGCAGGCCGTGAAGTCCCTGCGCGGCGGCGACGCGCCGATCAAGAAGCGGATGTCGCTCGGCGCGTTCGTGGGCTTCGCGACGAGCCAGATCCAGGCCGCGGCAAAGGACGAGCCGGCGATCGCCAAGCGCCGGCTGACCGCGCTCAAGCACAACGTCGACGAGGTGATCGCGGCGATCGCCAAGATGAGCGCGGAGGACACCGACAGCGAGAGCATCGAGGTCGAGGTATCGACCGCGTTCGCGCCGACCCAGGCCGACGGCGACACGCCGATGCAGGAGCTGACCACGGCCAGCGACCAGAGCTCGACCGAGGTGCCGCTGACCAGCGCCGGCGTCGCCGCCGGCGACTCCGGGTTCGCCGAGAACCTGAGCCAGCTCGGCAAGACGCTGCAGAAGCTCCAGGTCGACCTCGGGACGAGCTCCGCGGGAGGGACCCGGGATCGCGCGAACAAGGCAGCGGGCGATCGCCGTCCCGATGGCGGGGCGCGTGGCACCCGGGGCGACGGCCGCGAGGGCGGCGGCAGCGAGGGCGGCGGCAGCGAGGGCGGCGATCGCGACGCGGACGGGTGGCCGCTCGACATGGCGAGCGACACGTTCCTGAAGGGTGACGCCGGGGCCGGCGTCGAGCTCGTGTGGGGGCGTGATCCGGACGGCGTCGCGGCCCCCAAGAAGCGGTGAGGCGGCGCCGTGGGCACCAGAACCTCGACGTCACCTGCGGACACGGCGATCCGTCGCGCGAAGGCGTTCCTGCGCGTCGTGCGAAAGGGAACCGAGCCGGCGCGGCCCTCCGGCAGCGCGGCTGACTCGCGGGCGGTCACCGACCCTGGCCCCACGGTCGCCGACGAACGGCAGATGCTGCTGCCCCACGTCTCGATGGACGTCGCCGGCGACGCGAAGGCAGCCGCGGACGACCCGGTGGCGGCCGCGGACACGCCCATCGAGAAGACGATCTGGGGATCGCCTGCCGGCAAGAAGCACCTGGCGCCCCGGCTCGTGAAGCTCATCCTGCCGCACCAGACCTACGTGGAGCCGTTCGCCGGCAGCGCTGCGGTGTTCTTCGCCAAGCCGCCCTCGGAGAAAGAGGTCCTGGCCGACGCCGATCCGGAGATCGCGTTCGCGTACCGAGCGCTCTCGACGTTGACGGACCGCGAGCTCACCGCGCTCAAGAAGAAGGACTGGACCGGGCGCAAGACGCTCTTCCGGGCCATGCAGGAAGCCAGGCCGCGCAGCAAGATCGAGAAGCTGTACCGCTTCCTCTACCTGTCGCACTTCGCGTACGGGAAGCTGCGCGGCAAGAGCTACAACCCGAACGCGGAGGGCATCGGGGCACGCACGATCGACCGGATCGAGAAGTACCGCGATCGGCTTCGCGGCGTCACGGTGCGCTCGGCGCACTACGCCGATGTGGTGAAGGAGTTCGACGGCAAGAACACGTTCTTCTTCCTCGACCCGCCCTACCCGGGCCACAACGTCGAGGTCGGCGAGGACCGCTTCGACGAGGTCGAGTTCCGCAAGGTCCTCGACGGCATCAAGGGCAAGTTCTTGGTGACGTACGGCACCCGCGGGAAGCTCGACACCAGTGGATTCCACGTCCGGAAGATCCGCACGCCACGCACGATCAGCTCGATGCGCGGGGTGGGCGGCCCCAAGACGCTCCCGCAGCTGCTGATCGCGAACTACGGGATCACGCAGAAATCGCTGGGCCCGTTCGATCTCGACGAGCTCGACGCCGTGGTCGAGCTCGCGCCGGGCGCCGCCGCCGATCTCGACCTGGCACGGGTCGTAGCGAAGGCGCTCGCCGCTGAGATCGATGAGCCGTCGATCGGTGCCCTGGCAGCCGAGCTCGACCGGTTCGATGGGACGGCGGAGGACCGCGCGGTCGTGCTCGCGCGCGAGTTGCTGCCGCTCGGCGGGCGGCTCGCACTGGCGATCGGCGACATGAGCCCCGAGGTCGCGACCGCCCTGCGCGACGCCACGCCGGTCCTCGAAGAGCTCGCGAAAGCGCAGTGGAGCCGGGCGTACATCAACGACCTGCCCGACGACGCCTTCCTGTACATCGAGCCCGGAGGAAAGAAAGACGAGGCGGGCAAGACGGTGCCGCGGACCCTCCGCCACTTCCCGGTTCGGAACCACACTGGCAAGCTCGACGTGCCGCACCTGGAAGACGTGATCGGCCGGATCCCGCAGAGCACCGCCGAGAGCCTGACGGCAGAGGCCAAGGCCAAGCTGCAGGATCGCGCCCGGCGACTCCTGGAGGAGGCCCAGGCCACGGTCGAGAAGGCGCGGATGATCCCGTTCCAGCAGTGGGGTGGCTCATCGAAGTACGCGCGCCGGCTCGCCGAGCGGCTGCCCGAGCACAAGCGCTACGTCGAGCCGTTCTGCGGCGCCGCGGCGGTATTCTACGCCAAGACGCGCGCCGATGAGGAGGTCCTCGCCGACGCGGATCCCGACGTCGCCTTCGCACACCGCTTCCTCCAGAAGCTCGATGAACGTGCCATGGCCGCGCTCGGCAAGCTGCCATGGACGGTCTCTCGCAGCGGCTTCGAGAAGGTGCGCCGGTGCGAGCCGAGCTCGGATGCGCAGCGGTTCTGGAAGGTCGTCTACGGCCGGCTCTGCACCTACGGCGCGAAGCCGAACCTGAGCGGCTACGCCTCCATCCACGACGGGCAGACCTACGATCTCAAGGAGCTGTGGAGGTTCCACGAGCGGCTGAAGGGCGTGAAGGTCCTCGCGCAAGACTGGAAGAAGACCCTCGCCGACCAGGACAGCCCGAGCACGTTGTTCTTCATCGATCCGCCATACGACGGAGAATGGACCCTGGGCGACGGCATCCCCGCCGAGGAGATCGCGGCGGCCGTGCGCAAGCTGAAGGGTCAGTACATCGTGGCGTACACCGACTCGGCGGAAGCGCGGGGCGCGTTCGCCAACACCGGCAAGCGGTTCAAGCTCCGCATCCCCGAGAAGCGCGGCAACGGCCACTGGCACAAACGCAACCGGCTGTTCATCGCGTCCGGTGGGGTGCAGAAGGCCGATGACCTCGAGTGGCTTGAGCCGGAGAGCGAGGGTCCAGCTGGTCCGGCTGCAACGTCCTTCTCGCTTTCGTTCGTTCTTGAGAAGCGCATCCCGGTGCTCAAGACGGACGAGGAGCGCTACGTGCTCGGCATCGTCCTCGAGCCGGAGACCGTCGATGCCCAGGACGACATCTACTCGGCCGCCGAGATTCGCGAGGCGGCTCATCGCTTCATGGAGGAGTACAGGAACATCGGGCTGATGCACCGCGGCCTGGTGAACGGCCGGGTGAAGATCTTGGAGTCGTACCTGGCGCCGACGTCCTTCGCTCTCGAAGGGGCACAGGTCCGCAAGGGGACCTGGCTCCTCGCCATGCGGGTGCTCGACGACGAGCTGTGGTCGCAGGTCAAGAGCGGGGAGCTGACGGGGCTGAGCATGGGCGGCAGCGCGGCGCGACTGCCAGAGCCTGCCGCCGGGAGCGCAAGCGCCCGCACATGATCTACATCGAGAGCGAGAAGCGGAGGTCGCCGGTGGCGGCTGACTGGGCGACCGTGTTACCGCTGATCCAGGAGATCCCACGTGCCGGCACGGGACGCGAGGCGGGAATGAGTCGTGACCGACGGAACCAGTCTGATTCGCCCCCGGTGCGCGTTCCCGCGGGAACCGGGTCGTCCGCCGTCGGCAAGGTGACGCTGACGCAGTCGCTGGTCGAGCCAGCCCCGGCTCCCGAGCGCGGGGAACCCGGCGCGCCAGCCACGGCCGATGCTTCTACGGTGCAGCGCAAGGTGGATCCCGGCGGGGGCGAGCCAGCGGCGAGCGCCGCCGCACCACGTCCCAGCTACGACCTCGCGTCCTTGTTCGGACGGGCAACCCGTGAGCCGGCCGTGCCGGTCCAGCGTCAGGCGTCATCCCCATCGGAGCCCGCGGCGGTGTCGCAGATCGCCGCCCAGGGCGTGGCCGGCGCGGGCGGGGCGTTGCCCCACCTCTCCCAGATCCAGGCCAGCTTCGGTCATCACGACGTCTCGGGTGTGCGAGCGCACCAGGGACCGCAGGCGGCGGCCGCCGCCCGCGAGCTCGGCGCGGATGCGTACGCGACCGGCAATGCGGTCGCGTTCAGCCGGTCACCGGACCTTCACACGGCAGCGCACGAGGCCGCGCACGTCGTGCAGCAGCGCGGCGGCGTGCAGCTCAAGGGCGGCATCGACCAGCCGGGGGACGCTTACGAGCGCCATGCCGACGCTGTCGCTGATCGAGCCGTCGCCCGGCAATCAGCTGAAGACCTTCTGGATCGAGGTGCAACAGGGGCTGCATGCGGCGCGCACCAAGCAACGCGGGCGGTCCAGCGCAAGGCCGGCAAGGACGACGCCGCGATCCTCGACAATCAGGCCAGCCTCAAGGGAACGGACGTCGAGATTCCCGCGCTGGAAGGTGCGCTTCTCTCGACCCGCAAGGAAGCTGTCAAGCTGGGCCTGCTGTCGCAAGCTTCGTTCGACGCCGGCCTCGCGTTGTCACAGGCGATGACGCTGCTCCAGCCCGCCGTCGCCGCCAAAGGCCCCGTCGATCGAGATCTCCAGGACCGGGCTGCGGTCGCTGCCCAACAGCTGTTTGCTGCTCTGCAGCGAGAGACGGCCGGCGAGAAGAACTTCCAGATCGTTCCATCGATGGTGGAGAGCAGCGGCGTCACCGCGCAGAACCCCTACACCGAGGAGGTCCGGGTCACCACATCATTCCTCGTCTGGTCGAAGACCAACGACGTTGGCAGCTGGTTCCAGCAGCTCCCTGGGTTCATCCGCCAGGGAAAATGGGACGAGGCGTTCCGCGGGTATCGTCGGATGCTCGACGGGCTCGACCTGTGGGTATCGGATCAGCTTCGCAAGAAGGGCAAAGGCACACCCGAGGAGGCGCTCGGCAACGCGCAGCAACACTACTCACAGCTGAGGACGGGCCTCGAGCAGATCGCCGACAAGCATGCGACGCGGCTGCCTGCGCTGTTCCACCCCGATCCGAAGACCGTCGAGAAGGAGAAGGCGGCCGGCCGGCCCGCAGCCGACACGATCCCGATGAACGTCTACTTCTGGAAGGATCCGGCCGACGGCAAGTTCCACATCTACGACCTGACCACGCCGAGTCGGCCGCACGAGCAAGCGGTCGAGACCCAGCCGACGGCGGCGATGATGAACACCTTCTTCGAGGAGGTGGCGCGCTACCCCGAAGGTGAGGTCCGCTACACACTGCCGGGCGGCACCGCGGGCGTCGCGCCGACGACCGGCAAGACCAAGTGGTACGAGTGGGTCGGCTACGCAGGCCTGGCGATCGCCGCGGTCGGCCTGGCGCTGCTCACCGCGGGTGCCAGCATTCCGGCGACCGTATGTTTCGCTGCCGGCGCGGTCGCTGGCGGCGTCTCAGCAGGCGGCCATCTCGTCGACACGGCGCGCCTTGGTACAGCGACGACGGCCACGGTCGTGCTCGACGTAGCGCAGATCGTTGCCTCGTTCTCCAGCTTCGGCGCGATGAGCATCACCGTGAAGGCGGGGAGCGCCTCCGCCGCGCTGGCGGGGAGCCGCTGGTTCGTTCCGGTGGTGAGCGTGGCGGCTACGGCGGATGGCGTACAGTTGGTGGCGCTCAGCGAGATCACATTCCGCGAGCTGAACAAGCTCGAACATGGCGGCGGTAGCGTCGAGGACCGTCAGCGAGCGATGGCCGTGCTGCTCACCCAACTCGCGGTCGCGACTGGGCTGACCGCGCTCTCGGTTCAGGGTGCGCGCAACATCCGAGCGATGGCCGGCAAACCGCTCGAGGTCGTCGACCAAAACGGCGTGAACGTGTTGCGCGTGGTGGGCGAGCCAACACCAGAGCCAGTGGCGGCGCCGAAGACAGCGGGAGCGGACACGCATTCGCCATCCAGTAGCACGGCCCCGAAGCCGACTGAACACGCCGACCACGGTTCGGCGACGGACACTCATGGGCCAAAGCCGGCGGCTCACACAGAGGCAAGCGGACCACCGGCCGGATCGCACGAAGCAGAGCGCTGGCTCGCGGACTTCGAGCACAGCCTCAACCCCGCCGAGAAGGCCAAGCTGGCCAAGATGAAGGCCGGCAAGACGCCGCAACAGGTACGCGACATGCTCGGCGATGATCTGAATGCGGCGCGCGAGCGCGTGCGCGCCGAAGTCCGCCTCGAGCAGGACCGCGCTGCGGTCGCCGCGCAATCGAAGGAACGGGTCGCGGAGATGCGGAAGCAGATCGCGGATCGAGGCTTGATGGACGATCCGGAGATTCGTGCGATCGTCGATGGCACCACGATGCAGAACCGCAGCGAGCGGCTGTCGATGCTTCGAGACAAACTCGTCGCCAAGCTCTTGCGACCCGAGACCGAGCGCGCGCATCCTGGGACCGAAGTGCTCGAGGGCGTCAAGATCTACGAGAAGTTGCCCGAAGCGAACCTCACTGAGTGGAGGGCCAAGCACCCTGGTACGCGGGCTGACGGACTCACGGACCGCCCAGACGGGCTCTACATGCAACGCGGTGAAATTGACATCATGGTGGTTGAGCGGCTGCCGAGTGGCAAGGCCAAGGTAATCGCGCGCGAGGAGATCAAGACCGGTGTTGGCGACACCCACGCCAAGGCGCTCACGCAGCTCGACGATCAGACGGGTCTGCTGCGCGATGGCGCGGCTGGCAAGAAGGTGATCCGGCTCGAGCTCGGTCGACGCGACATCACCAGTGAGATAGATCTCGGCAGCGACGCGTCCGCCAGCAAGTCCACTCGAGGGCCGGCCGGCAAGAAGTTCGACGAGTCTCTTGGTGTCTCCGCCAACGACTTGGAGGCGCTCTGCAAGGAGCTGCTCGCCAATAGGACGGCCGCCGCGAAGGGGGCACCATGACGCTGTACGCAGTCCGGCAGCCGCCAGGGACCTCGTCCCTCGAAGACGCCGAGGTCGTTGACGAGTTCAAGTATGGCTGGGACTTTCTGGAGCAAGCGATCACCCTATGGCGACTAGTAGATCCAGCTCGAGCAGCGGGTATCGAGACGATCCTTGAAAGGGCCGCGATGGCTGCAGGTGACGGAGAGCTACGCATCGAGGCTGAGGATCTCCGCGAGTTGAAGAACCTACTCTCGGGCGTCGAAGATGCCATCGTCGCGGCTGGGATCGTCGATGGTCATTGGAAAGTTCCCCCCGAACGCCTGGAGGAGCTGGCCAAGCGCGTGCCGGCGATGGACCTCCAGACTGAGCGCCCAGTCGCAAACAAGACCAGCGCTCTCGGCGAGGTGATGATCAACGCAGGCTCGATACGTAACTTCCTGTCGGATGCCCTGAACGCAAACTGTGTCGTGGTCGTTGGGTAGGCATCTGCTCGCCGAGTTCAGCGGGAGCGACCAAACGGCCATCATGATGCGGAATGCAATCCGACCATCATTCGGCCGAGTTCCTTGAAAGACGCGACGAAACCGCTCGCGCTTGACATCGCTGTGGAAGTTCCATAGGATCACATCACACACAAGACCATAGGGGTCGTTGAAGTACTTCAAGCCCCGGTAGGACGGACTGTCCTGCCGGGGCTTTTTGCGTTCCGAGGAGCCATGGCAGCAGACGGCAACACCACGAAGCAGGGCATCCGCCGATGGCGACTCGGGCGTGCACCGCCTGCGCGACATCGTGGTGGAGGAGGTCTCGCTCGTGGACCGGGCCGCGAACAAGCGCCGGTTCCTCGTCGTGAAAAGGAGCAGCCAGATGGCCGGCGATGAGGCGAAGGATCGCGGCACCTCGCAGGAGGGCCGAGCAGCGCCAGCGGGCGCGCAGGGCGGCAAGAAGACCAAGCCCAAGCCCGGGGACGACGTCGACAAGGCACGGCCGCGCGCCATGCGGGCGGCCGCGGAAGACGACGACGAGAGCGACGACGAGGACGAGGAGACCGAGAAGGCCGGCCGTTCCGCGAAGGACGAGGAGGACGACGAGGACGAGGAGACCGAGAAGGCCCGCCGCTCCGCGAAGGACGAGGAGCACGACGAGGACGAGGACACGGAGAAAGCCGACGAGGAGGACGACGAGTCGAAGGCCGGCAAGGCGCGCCCGCGCGCGAAGCGTGGTGCGCGCGCGGGCGACGGCGCGAACGGGGACCGGCCCCGAGGCCGCGCGGGGAAGCCAACCGACAAGGCGGACGACGACGGGTTGGTCCTCCCGGCCACCGTGAAGAACGCCCTCCTGCGCGTGCTCGCCCAGGCGCTCGAGCGGCTCATGGCGGTCGCCAACCAGATCAAGGAGGCCGACGCGGCAGACGACGACACCGAGCCGAACGTGCCCGACGACCTGGCAGAGGAGCTCGAGGACATCGGCGAGCTGCTCGAGGATGTCGGCGACCAGCTAGCGGACCCCGCTGCGAAGGCCGACGGGAAGAAGCGCGGCGCCGCGAAGGGCCGCGCCGCGAAGGGCGACGTCACCAAGGCCGGTCGCCGCATGGCGAAGGATCGCCTCGACCGGTTCCAGAAGGCGCTGGAGGCGTTGTCTGCCATCCTCAAGGAGCTGACCGACGCGAAGGCACCGCCGGGCCCCAGCGCGGGCTCGGCCGCGAGCGCGCTCAGCAAGCGCAACGCAGCGGCCGGCATCGACGACCTGGTCGCCGGCGTGCAGGAGCTGACGCGCGGGTCAAGCAGCAGGACGTGCGGATCGCCCAGCTCCAGAAGACCGGCGCGACGTCGAACGCGATCCCGGTCTAGGGGAGCCGGCGCGGCGCCAGCACCCAGGACGTGTCATGGCCGCTCGACATGAACCGGCCGATCTCGCGAGACCGCGTCGACAAGGCGGTCTCGTTCTACGACGAGGAATAGGAGGACCTCATGGGTGGACTCACCACCGGGCTCATGGACAACCGAACGATCCTGGAGAAGGCGGATCTCGCGCTTGCCGACCTCACCGCCGGCGGCGGGCTCTTGCAGCCGGCCCAGGCCCAGAAGTTCATGCGCATCCTGATCAACGAGGCGGTCATCCTCAAGCAGGCGACCGTGGTTCCGATGCGCTCGCCGAAGCAGCTCATCGAGAAGATCCGGTTCGCGAACCGGATCCTCCGCTCGGGCTCGGAGGCCACGGCGCTGGCCCAGGCCGATCGCGCCGTGCCGAACCTCGGCAAGGTCGAGCTCGACGCCCAGCTGTTCAAGGCCGAGGTGCGCCTCAACAACGAGGTCCTGGAGGACTCGATCGAGCGCGGTCAGCTGCGGCAGACCATCATGCAGCTGATGGCCGAGGCCATCGCCCGCGACGTCGACGAGGTCGTCATCCAGGGCGAGCGGGGCAGCGCGGATCCGTTCCTTGCCAAGCTCGACGGGATCCTCAAGCAGGCCCAGTCGCACATCGTCGACGCCCAGGGGCAGACGACGAACAAGGGCGTGTTCCGCGACATGCTGAAGACGATGCCGCACCCGTTCGTGCGCAACAAGAAGCAACTGCGGTTCTTCACGTCGGTCAACAGCGAGCTCGACTACAAGGACTCGCTGTCCGAGCGCGCGACGGCGGGTGGTGACAAGTACGTCGAGGAGGACGTGCCGGCGACGTACTCGGGCGTGCCGGTGATCGATGTCCCGATGTTCCCCGAGGCCCAGGGCGCCGGGCAGAACGCCACCTCGATCATCCTGACAGATCCCAAGAACATCAACGTCGGGATCTGGCGCAACATCCGTGTCGAGGTCGACAAGATCGTCACCGACGGTGTGCTGGTCATCGTCGCGACGTTGCGATTCGACGTGAAGTACGCCGAGGAGACGGCCGTCGTGAAGGCGGTGAACGTCCGGGTGGGGGCCTGACATGGCGAAGATCTCCAGGCGCTTCGGCTCCGGCGGCGCCAACCTCACGCCGGGCGGGGCTTCCGGACAGCCGGTACTCGCAGACGCGTTGCGGGACGTCGCCGACGATCTCGCCGCGCTGCGACCGGCCAAGATCAACGCGGCGGACGCGACCGCTGCCTACGGTGCAGGAGAGCAGCAGCTGCTCAACGAGCTCAAGGCGAAGGTCAACGCGATCGCCGCCGTGGTGCTCAAGACCACCAAGGTCTGAAGGAGAACGACATGGCCAAGCTCATTCGCCTCAAGCCCTTCGACGCCAAGAAGGGGCACGTCATCCGCCGCTATACGGCGTTCCAAACCACGTTCGAGGAACACAAGGGGTGGTACCGCGTGTCCGACCACGTCGCCGCGTACCTCGCCACGGTGCACCAGATGGCCGACGACGAGGACTCGCCGCTGGCGTTCGACGTCTGCACCAAGGAGGAAGCCGAGCGCATCGACGCGGCCGAGAAGAAGAAGGCCGAGGAGCGCGCGCGGGCGGCCGAGCCCAACGTGGCCACGGCCCGCGACGTCGCCGCGCTCGGCGACCTGACCACCGCGGATCTGCGCGATCCGGGGCGGCGCTCGCGCGCTGCATCGACGGCGGGGCGGCGGGTATGAGCGGCGTCCACCCGATGCCGCCGGCGGAGGACACCGCGATGCCGCCGGCTGATCTTGAGCCCCTGATCCGCGCGGTGGCCGCCGAGAACGCGGTGCTGCTGCAGCGGCTGCGCGGCGCGCAGATCCCGCAGCACGTCGGGATGGCGGCGGCGTGCCGGGCGCTCGCGGTCGAACTGCCGCGCGCACTCGCTGCCCAGGTCGAGGCGGACCTGCAGAGCGGCGCCCTGGCGCAGCGCTGGGAGGCCGCTCGTGCAGCGGCTGCAGCACCCGGGGCGAGCGGCGCGTTCGATTCGACGCTCACCGCGGTAGCGCTCATGCTGCGCGAACAGGGCCGGGCGGCGATGCGCCACCTGATCCGCCGCCAGAAGGAGTGGTCGGCCGATGCCTATCGGCTCGAGGGCCAGGCAGTCGCGCTGGCGGCCGTGATCGACCGGCTCCACCGCGTTGCGCATCCTGCGCCTGATTCGGAGATTGACGGCGCCGCAGCGGGTGTCGAGGTGGATCCGGCGAGCGATCCAGCGGCGGACGGGCGGTGAGCATGGCGGCGATCGCGCGGGGGCAGTCCAGCGACGGCGCGCACCCGGTACTGGAGCTGTTCACGCCCGTGCGAGGTGTGCTCGTGGACGCGACCGCGGTGGCCTTCCAGGTGTTCGACGTCAGCGACGATGCCAAGAAGGCAAGCCCGGTCCAGGTGTTCCCGGCGACGCCAGGCAGCCGCGCCACCGCGAACCTCGCGGAGCTCGCGCCGGCCGGTGACAAGCTCGGCACCGGCCACGTCGTGGCGCGCTGGACGGTACCCGCGGACGAGGGCCTCGGCGTCCATGAAATCCGATGGTTCATCCAGAGCACACCCGACGCGGCCGAGCAGGTCGTGACCGCCGAGTTCGATGTGCTCGCCGCGGGCGCCGGCTCGTACCGGTCCGGGTACGCGCTGGTCTCGGACCTGCGCGCGGAGGGCGTGACGCCGAGCGAAGCCACCGATGCGCGGCTAGCTCGGCTCGTCCGGCTGGCGAGCCAGTACGTCGACCGGATGACCGGCCGGTTCTTCGGGCCGCGGCCGATGGCGCTCGCCCTCGACGGCAGCGGTGGGCGAATCCTGCTGCTCGGGCACCCGATCATCGGCGTCCGCGACGTGACGCTGCTGGTCGCGATGCCCGCGGAGGTCGGCGAGCTGCCGGTCGAGCCCTCGTTCTTCCGGGTCTACAACCGGCACCTGACCCAGGGGCTGCTGGACCCCGACGACCGCGAGAACCCGCGGCTCGAGTTCTTCCACGAGAGCGACCTGCTCGGCGTCCAGGCGACGCCGGCGGCGAGCCTTGGCCTGGGCTCGCTCGTGTGGCTGCGCGGTGTCCAGAACGTCGTGATCAACGGCCTGTTCGGCTACACCGATCCGGACGGCTCCCCGACGGGATGCACGCCCGAGCTCATCCGCCATGTCACCAAGCTCCTCGTGCTGCGCGAGATCCCGACGATGACCGACACCTCCCTGCGCGAGGACCGTCAGCAGCGCTGGCGCATCGTCAGCGAGCGAACCCGCGATCAGGGGTACAACCTCGCGTCGCTGCCCGCACAGGGCGGGTTCACGGGCGACCCGGCGATCGATGCGATCCTGGCCTGCTATCAACGAGCACCGCAGCTCGGGGCAGCCTGACGTGCGGGGCCGTCTGCTCCAGGCGTTCGCGGCCGAGCTCGCACAGCTCGACACGGCGGCGACCGCCGCCGATCCGGACGGCCCCGGGCCGCTGACCTCCGGCTACGACGCCGACTTCCAGGAGACGGTGCTGGTGCCAAGCGGGGGCTCGCGGGGACGCGACGCCCGCCGCGAGAAACCGCTGATCCGTGTGCCGTGCCAGATCGAGGTCCAGTCGTTCGGCGAGCTCGCCGCGCTCGCGACCGGCAACTCGCCGCGCTCGCGGCTGGTCCTCGTGTTCCACTTCGCCGACCTGGAGCGGCTCGGCCTGGTCGATCCCGCGACCGGCGAGGCCCTCCTGCGGATCGGCGACCGGCTCACCGCGATCCGCGACCATCGGACCGGCGACCTGATCCAGGCGGTGCGGACCCCACCCGGGCTGTACCTGACCGAGCCGCAGCCGGTGTTCGGCCTGAGCGGTCGTCGCAACCTGCTCCTCGCGACGTTCAGCGAGCGCGCCCTCGGGCCGCAGGGCACGTGATGGAGGTCAAGAAGGTCGGCCCCTGGACGAAGGTGGGCAAGCTCCTGGCCGCGGCGCCGCGGCGGATGCAGGCGGCGTTCGACAAGGCGCTTTGGCAGGAGGGGCAGTTTCTCAGGACCAAGATCGTCGAGGGCATCCGCGAGCAAGCCCCCGGCGGTCGCGCGTTCGCACCACTCGCGCCGACGACGCTGGCCATCCAGCAGTTCCGAGGGTTCCACGGCACCAAGGCGCTGATCGTCCAGGCCGATCTCCGCAACAGCATCACGGTTGTGCGGGACGGCGATCGCGTGCTCGTCGGGGTGCTGCGCACCGCGCGCAACCGCGCTGGCAAGTCCCTGGTGGACATTGCCGCGCTGCAGGAGCACGGCTCCCGACCGATCGTGGTCCACCTCACGCCCAAGGCGCGCGCGTTCCTGCACGCGGCATTTCGACACGCCGGGCTCGATGCGTCGGGCTCCGGTCAGCCGAGTACGGGCATCGCGGTGATCCAGATCCCGGCGCGACCGTTCCTGGCTCCGGTCTTCGACAAGTACGCGCAGCCGGATCAGGTCTCGCGCCGTTTCCTCGAACGGGTCGCAACACTTCTGGGAGGCGACTTTGGATGCATCTGACGCACTCGTCCTGCAGGTCGACTATCTGTCGTTCCAGTAGATCAGACGTAGCTAACTGTCGCCCGGTTATCTCGCACCGCTATCGCACAGCGCCGACAAGCGTGGCATCATGTCCGTATGGAGACGTGCGTTCTTTGCCTGCGAACTGATGGTGGTGCAGTTGGGCAAGAGCACGTGCTTCAGGACTTCCTTGGCGCTGGATTGCTCCTTCCCAATGGTATCGTCTGCGACCGCTGCAACGGAAATGTTTCGGCACTCGACGGCGACTTGCGACGCTATCTTTCGGCGACCCTCTTACGCACGGACGATACTCCGATCTTGCAAGGCGCGAACGCCCTTGTGGAAATCGATGAGACGTGGTGGGCGACCTGGATCGATGACCCAAGGTGGCGCCGGCGGCTGCCAGCCCAATGTGTCGTATGGCCTGACGGTCGAGTCGATGGGCATTCTGAGACCGAACAATCGATGATGCAAATGCAAAGTGAGTTGGCCGATGCGTCCGGCATAGATCGCCGCCAATCAGACGTACATCTTGCGATCAAAGGCCAAGCAATCGTCGTTCGCTCAGGGCCTCGCAAATTCTACCTGGTCGCAGCCGATGCAGATGAGCCGTGGGCAAGGGCGCTATTGCCGAGCTTATCTTCACGACCGTGGACTTTTCGCCGCGGTCTACAAGCGCGCCTCGAGCGCGACGGCGCTCCGCTTCGAGCTGTACTCGACGTCAACGTCGGGAATGCAAACCGAGCCCTCATAAAGTCTGGCTTCAATTTCCTCGCGTTGATTCTTGGTGCTGACATTGCGCGCCTCCCACTGTTCGACGACGTCCGAAGCATCATCCTGAGCAATGCGCCATGGCGCGGGTGTATCCTCGACGAAGCTGCGGCGCTAGATGCCAAATCCGTTGGTGCCGGAATCTTTGATCGTACCGCCGAGCAAGCATTGGAGGTTGGGCGAATGGTTCTGCAGGATGGCTGCCATAGCGTGGTTCTTGGAGCAGGCCCTTCCGGTATCTTCGTATTCGTGTCGGTGGCTGGGTGTCCACTAGCACGCGCGCAGTTGCTTCCAGCGCTGCCCGGGTTCAAGCTCGACGGGATCATCGCGCTATGGATCGTGGGCCCGAAGAACACTATGCGCGAAGCCCCATTGGTTGCGCCGACCGAGCAGGTTGACGCGTTGCGACAGTTGTTGCGAGAGCAAGCCTCACTGTTGCCGCTCCAGGAACCATCGGTTGCTCCACCAATGTTCATCAGGAGCAACCCGCAGCCGCTCGTTTTCACAGCGACCTACGCTCCCGGAAGTCATCGTGTTCAGGCGATAGATCCAGGCTAGCTTGGGCCAGCTGCACAGCTGTTTCGGGGCCGACGGCCCGTCTCACCCAGATCGATGCCAACCCAAGGCGTGCTCGAAGGCTCGGGTCACGCGCTGGTCTGATTCGGTCGAGCTCTCGACCTGTCCGATGGACACGACAACGGTTGACGAACGCATGGAAGTTCAATATCATCAGTCCGACCAGTAGAAGCTTCCTCCCCGGGTCGTTGAGTCATTCAAGCCCCCGGTGCCGTCTCCAGCGGCATCCGGGGGCTTTCGTTTTCGGTGTCCAGATGTCCATCCCTTCCATCGACAGCATCTCCCCGAGCGCCGGACCGACGGCCGGGAGCCTGCTGGTTGAGGTTCTCGGCGCAGGCTTCCAGCTGTCCGCAGGGGCGGCGCCTTCCGTGCGTGTGCTCGTCGGCGGCCGGCTGGCGGGCGAGGTCCGCGTCGCCGCGAGCCGCCAGCTGACCTGTGTCGTCCCGCCGGGCGACGCCGGTCCCGTCGACGTGGTCGTCCAGAACCTGGACGCCACGGGAGCACCGATCCCTGGTGAAGTAGCGATCGCGCCGAGCGCGTTCACGTACGTGCCCCAGCCGCTTGCGATCGAGACGGACCTGACCCGGCTGATCCGAGCCCTGCTGCAGGAGCTCAAGCGGCAGGTCCTCGACAACGTGTTGCTGACCGTGCACACCGACTTCGACGCCGGCGTCGGCGCCGAGCTCCACCTCGCCCAGATTGCCCGGCTGCCGGGGCTCGTCCTGGTCGGCCCGGAGCTGGCGGAGGACCGGTTCTTCTCGCTCAACCAGCTGCCCGAGGTCTCGACGGGGCCGGAGCAGTTCGCGCAGCGCCGCGTGCCCTACACGGTCGACCTCGGCTTCACCGTGGTCGGCGTCTCCGACCACACGACCGAGCTCCTGAACCTGATGGCGGCGACGCAGCTGTTCTTCCACCGGAATCCTTACCTCGAGATCGACCGCGATCCGAACGACCGGAACGCTGGCCGCGTGCGCTACGAGATGGCCGTTGCGCGCGATGGCGATCTGAAGGTCACCAGTCAGCCGAACGAGTCGAACGTCCGCAGCTTCTCGGGTCGCTTCGTGGTGCGCGGCTTCGACCTGGAGGACCTCGCGGGCGCCCCGGGCGAAGGCGTGGTCGCCCGTGGTGCGGTCGCTGGCGATGTGGTGGTGCCGGGACCCGTGCCGCTTGGCCGCGCGTCTGGTGCTGAAGACCCAACCCCATGAGGACACACCGATGCCTGTGACGCTCGAGAGCCGCACCCGTCGGATGCAGGTCTTCCACCTGCCGCACGAGGTGTGCTGCCGTGACAGGTGCTCGTGCGCCGAGGCCGTGGTGTTTGTCGTGGCAGAGAATCCACGCACCGGCGAGCGCGCGCGAAAGAGGGTGGTCAAGCGGGTCCCGGGCTCGATCACGTTCCTCGCGCGTGAGCGGAAGCCGGACGTGCCGGCCGCGTTGCTGGAGCTCGCGCAGGTGAAGGCCGCGATCAGCCGTGGCTACCTGCGGATCGTCGCGCAGGCGCCGGATGGTTC